TGGTATCAGAGCAAGGTATGATTTAATGGCTTTTATGGGGTAAATCCCTTAGATAGGAGCCTGAGGGCTCTGCTTTCTATGTTAAAGACAACTACTTGTGCAAGTTTGATGATTGATAAGTCGAATAGGTGAACTTTATCTCCTGAATTAGCAGTTTTATTAGAAGTCGCTTACAGGCTAGGAGGAAGCTTGGTTTCATACTATCCAAAGAACACCATAATGCATGAGAAAGTAGAGGCATAGACATAAAAGTACCCGTCAAGGCAGGAAGGCCGCTAAGGGGAAAATGTCACATTGCTGAGGATATCATGCTGTGTGTTTAAAGGAAGTATATGTGCCTTATAGCTACTAGCTAAAGACTTCGAAGACGCTGCTATAATAAGGATCAAGATAAAACTATATCCTAGTAAGATGTAAGATCAAATATAACCTCTGGAACTGGGGTAGAAGTCTGGAACTGGGAAGCATCCCAAGGGGTTCTCCTATCTTGTTTATCATAAGAAAAGTCATTAAGTTTTATTTAACCGTTGCATGACATCTGAAACCGAGTGGGAACAAAAATTTCTTGTTTGGAAAAACTCTCATACTGGAATAGAAGCTGATCAGGCTTTAATTCAAGGATCTAAGATCAAAAACCACGAACTTAATCACAATATTCGTGTTACCTGTTATAGATCGGATCTTGGATACAAAGTGCTACTAACATCGCAGGAAAAGGCGAAGGCACATAGAAGTGAGCTATTCTCTTTGTTAAGAGAACATAATATAGCGCACAACCGACATCTGAAGGAAGTCGAAAAAGAAGCAAAGGAGGCTGTTAAAATATCCAGATCCCAGAGATCTGAGATCAAAAACCTCAAGCTCCAACTGGACGTCATCTCTGAGGAGCTGCAAGCTCTCAGGAGAGACTATCTTGAACGGCGACCTCTCAACAAAGGCGACGTTGAGCAATTGGTGTTGCAAATCACAGAACAGCCAAAGTTTATCGAGAAGCAAACTGAAGCTTTGCTAGAAGACGTCTCTAAACTGGTGGTATCTGTTAAAAGAGAAGTCAATCAAGTACAACAAATGTTGGATCTGATGAGAGGATGAGCATCTCTAACACAGACTACACAAGCGCCCTCGAGAAAACCAAAAACATCTTTGGAAACACTAGTGTTGGGTTTGTGGGAGAAAATCCTTCTCAAACATCTACTGCAAAACAGCTGAACACACTTATTCAGCTAGTGATTCAAGTACACACCAAATTGGGAGTGATTGAAGACGAGGTCAAAAGGCTAAAGGAAAGACTTCCAACTACCGGTACATCAACTGGTGGGAAAGACTACTTAGCAGATCTTGACGACATCACAAAAAGACTATCAAATCTAAAGGTGACAAAAGAACCAGTGGTTCAAGGAACTCTGAAGGTTCTTAAGAAATTTTAAAGATGGCATTCACAGGCCAAGGAAGAAGGCTCGGGACTGGTTCCACAACAGTCCTAGAAGACAACACAATCCTCTCTGACCAAATCAGAGACTACAACAGAAGACAAAGAGCCAAGCACGAGATGCAGAATATCGTTGCAAAACCTTCTGCAATTTTTAAAAGGATAATTGGAGGGAGTCAATCTGAAAAGACCCTAGAAATGGTGCTAGATCCAGAAGCTGAGCTGGAAAAATCAATGAAAAGGAGAGCTAAAGCATTCCCAGCTGAAGTAGTATATGCACCAAGAAGTGACAACAAGCTGCATAAAGTCTTCCAAGGAAGAACAAGTCAAGACATCATGGTTGTTGATGATAACCAACTGGATATGACCTTCATCAGAGAAGAAACCTTTGAGCAATTGGAGAGAGCTGGACTCCGGTATATTCATATCGGAACGTTACAAGTAAGAATACAGCCTCTACATCAAAGATGGTCTGGAACCATGGCTTTCATTGCATTCCAAGATACAAGGAGCCAACCAGCCACGGTAATAGCAGCTATGGAAGTAGATCTGAGTAAAGGAGCTCAGATGATTTATATAATCCCAGATTTCATGACTACAATTGGGGATTTCTATCAAGGTATCCAGTTATCAATCAAAACAAAAGGGTACAACAACTGGCGTGGAGAGGCTAATCTCCACTTAGAAAGGATGGTAACAGCAAGATTATCCAGTACCTCAAACACTGGATTTGAGATAAAGATTGACAAAGTGGTGCAATTCATTAGAACAAATGGCATCAAGGCCATTGAAGCTGAGAAGAAATCTGTCAAGCAATTTCAAGGAAAAGAATGGAACATCCAGCCCATCAAAGTTGAAGTTGCCATGAAACCTAACAAGATGACAATCACTGATGAGTATGACAACTCCAAATCTTTTAGGTTTGGACATTATCAAGCTTCAAGTAATCAGCCAGCACCAGAGTACAATAGTGAAGATGAGATTATACAAGAAGAAGTCCGCATGACCCTATGCGAATCTGAAGACGAAGATGAAGGGATCTCAGCCCTTCAAGAAATTGAGAATTTCTTGTCTGCACTTCCCCCGGAGGGTGGAGGGAGTAATTTTTCTGCCGCAAGGTGTTCTGAAAATTGTGAAGACGACGAAGAAAGTATCATCAATGACTTTCTGAAACTCTCACATGAAGAAGTTTATATGGCAGAAGAAGATTCTGACTACCCAGCAATCAGGAAACTGGAAGAATTGATAAAGCAAGAAGAAGTCAGAATGAGTGACACAGGATCATCAGCTATGATTCCAGCTGATATTGATATGGAGGGTGATCTGCCAAGATATGCACCTGCACAAGGGCAAACGGGTTGGTCGGATTACAACCCTCAGCAAAAGCATTTTGGTGGAACATCAAAGAAGTGGAGCAACCCAGTTAACCACTGGAATTTGCCAAGTGCCAATGCAGCAAACGGATCTATGTTGGTCTTATCTATTGGCAAAAATAATGATATCTTTGAGAGATGGGAGTCATCAACTCTCAATTATATGGCTTCACAAAATATATCTGGCTCAGAGGAAAAGATTGCCAGGATTGAAAATTTATTGGGAGAAACGGAGAAGAAAACCTTTATTGGATGGAGAATGGCCTACACCACAGAGTTCGAATTATTAAAGGCTCAAGCCATAGGAGTCAATGGAACTCAGAATGTGATCTCCCAAATCAGAAGAATATTGCTAGGAGACAGCCCAAAACAAGGAACTACACTAACTCAAGATGCAGCATATAAAAGGATCAAATCTTTGGTCTGCACAGAGCTATCATATCCAGCAATAATGAGATATCTTGTGGGATATTTTCATCTATCCGCAAGAACAGGAAGGATGTGGTCTTCAAAGGAATTATCAGATGAATTTTTCACCAAACTGCCTGATGAAATCAGCGACTCAGCAAAGGAAGCCTTCGATAAGAAGTTCCCAGGTACGAATATACATGTCCCAGCAAGAATTGAGTTTACATACAATTACCTAGAGGAAATATGCACAGAAAATAATAAGCAAAGAAGGCTAGGAAAGTTAAATTTCTGCAGAGGATTCCCAGTCATTAATCCTCTAAGCAAGAAATACAAGTCACTAGGGACCAGAAGAACCACAACATATAAGGGCAAACCACACCACACGCATGCCCGTATTGACAGAAGAAAGTATCTACAAGCAAGGAAGAAAAATTGTAGATGCTATGTTTGTGGAGAAGAAGGACATTTTGCCAAAGAATGCAAGTCCCAAAAGAAAATTCAAGAAAGGGTAAATATTGTCAACGAATTAGATATTCCTGAAGGGTATGACATTGTTTCAGTAGGCTACGATGAAAAGAGTGTTGAGGACATCTTTAGCATCTCTGAAGGAGAAGATCAACAAGCTCATATCTTAAAGGAAGAAGATGAACAGTTACCCACTACACCTTTATCATGGGAAGATTGGGAAAATTATTATAAGAAGGAATTCTTATATATGGCTGAAATTGAAGAAGTTTCTTCGGAGGAAGAAAAGGAAGATAATGGACCCTGGCTAGTAGGAAAAGAAGGAGGATTCATGTATCAAATGAAAGTCTCAAGGAAGCAATATCACTGCCAACATGAATGGTTTTACAATCAACCAAAAGCCAGAGTTTGTCAAAGGTGCTTCTGTAAAGCATCTAAGGGACAATATATAATCTGTGGAAAATGCAAAGTCAAGGTTTGCAACTTATGCTCAGATTATTGCTATGGAATATCTCTAGTTAAGAAAGAAGAAGACCCAGAAGTAGACTACAAAAGCTTAGCAGCCAGTCTTATATCTGAAAATGAGAGGCTGAAGCTAGAAAAGAAGGTGCTACTGGAAGAACTAAATAAAGAGATACTGGAGAAAAATCAGCTGAGAAACGAATTGCCAGTCATTGAAGAAACAAACTCCGAAGCTGCACTAGAGATTGACATGTTACAAGAAGTAGTAACAAGCTTACAGAGACAGTTAGAGCAAAAGGATCAAATAATAATACAGCTCACAAACAAGCTTAAAGGCTATGAACAAGCATCATCAAGCTCAGAAAAGATCCTTATGGCAAAAGAAAAACTACAGGAAACAGTCCTAATCTCAGCAAGGAAGGATCCAATGTACAGGTTTGACGTACATGTGGAAGTTGAAGGAAAGAAGACTAAGCTTAAGGCGTTGCTAGACACAGGAGCAACCAAGTCTTGCATCAATATTGACCATCTTGATCAAAGCTATTTGACAGATTCAAAATTCGCAGTAGATATTGAAGGAGTAAATTCATCAACAAGAGTCACCAAGCAACTCAAGGAGGCTAAGTTATGGGTAGGAGGTACATTCTTCACACTTCCCATTACTTATGTTGGAAAATTAGATCTTGGCGAAAGGACTCAAATGGTTATTGGGTGCAACTTCATTCAATCTTTAAGAGGAGGTTTGAGATTAGAAGGAAGAACAGTCACCTTCTACAAGCTCACCACCCATGTTCAAGCAGATGAGTATCTAAAGATGGCTGAAGAACAGCTGATGATTGCACAGCAACCTTCACCTTTCATTGAAAAATCATTTATGACAAGGAACAAGGAAATCATAAATGAGATGAAGGAATTAGGATACATTGGTGATGAACCATTAAGGTACTGGGCAAACAACAAGGTCAAATGCCACATCAGAATCAAGAATCCTGAGCTCACTATTCAGGACAAGCCTCACAAGTTTGTGACACCACAGATGAAGGAACAAATGCAGAAACACATGGATGAATTACTAAAGAGAAAGGTAATAAGACCCTCATCCAGTAGACATAGAACAAATGCCTTCATTGTGAATTCAGGAACAACAGTTGACCCCCTGACGAAGAAAGAAATCAAAGGAAAGCCAAGACTAGTATTCAACTATAAAAGGTTGAATGACAATACTGAGAAGGATCAGTACTCTCTTCCCGGCATAAATGGGCTACTAAAATCAGTAGGTAACGCAAAGATTTATTCAAAATTTGATCTTAAGAGCGGATTTCATCAAGTAGCAATGGAAGAAGAATCAATCGAATGGACAGCTTTTTGGGCGTTCACAGGGCTATACGAATGGCTAGTCATGCCATTTGGACTCAAAAATGCTCCAGCAATCTTCCAGAGAAAAATGGATAACTGCTTCAGAGGTACTGAAAAATTTATTACGGTTTATATTGATGATATCCTGGTTTTTTCAGAAACTGAAGAAGAACATGCAATCCATCTCACAAAAATGCTGGAAATCTGCAAAAGGAATGGATTAATCCTAAGCCCTACCAAGATGAAGATTGGAGTTAAAGTAATTGATTTCTTGGGAAGTACAATTGGACAAAACCAGCTGGACTTACAACCACATATTGTGCAGAAAATAGTAGATTTCAGTGAAGAAAAGCTCAAAACAAAAGAAGGATTAAAGTCCTGGTTAGCAATTCTGAATTATGCCAGAGGACATATCAAAAATTTGGGAAGAACACTAGGACCATTATATCCCAAAACATCAGAAAAAGGAGAGAGAAGTCTGAATTCAGAAGACTGGAGGATTATAAGAAGAATGAAGCAAGAGGTACAAAAACTACCAAAGCTTTCAATACCCCCGCAGGATGCGTACATAGTCATTGAGACGGATGGTTCAATGAATGGGTGGGGAGGAATTTGCTGTTGGAAGAAAAGCAAAAATGATCCAAGAAGTACTGAACAAATCTGCAGGTATGCAAGTGGAAAATTTGCAAAACCAAAATCCACAATCGAAGCAGAAATCACAGGAGTACTTCAAAGCCTGGAAAAATTCAGATTATATTACATTGACAAAGCTGAAATCACGGTCAGAACTGACAGTAGCGCAATCGAAAGATTTTACAATAAAAGCACTGAGCACAAGCCTTCAGAGGTAAGATGGATACATTTCATGGATGTCATCTCTGGTGCAGGGCCAGAAATCAAGTTTGAGCATATTAAAGGCAAAGAAAATACATTGGCTGATCTATTATCAAGACTAAACAAAGTCTTAAAGGTAGAAGCTTCAACGGAAATGATTACTTTGGCTAGGGCCTTACGAGAAATTGATTATGATCAAGATCATCCAGCCTTCAAGAAAATCCATGAATATTCTCAAAAGGTTAAGTGGCCGCAAGTTACAGCAAAGGAAGTAATATGCATGGCTGATGTTAAGGAGATTGCCCCTTTGTGCAATTGTTCTAAACCAGCAATGTTACGAACTTCCATGACCTCCCGAAGTCCAAACAGACAGTTTTGGAATTGTGCGGAAAAGAGATGTCACGCCTGGTGGTGGTATGACAATTTAGAAGGCTACATTAAAAATGAAGTTGATAAAAGGCTACAAAGGATATTGGCTGAACAAGACGAAGAATTCGAGGAATTATGTGAAATCTACAAGGAGCTAGAACAACAAGAAATCCTCAGGAATCAAGCTACAGATGATCCTTTGGATTGGAATGAGGTAAGCAATGACGACTGAAGAAGCAAAAACGTCAGGAATGACGTATAAGCGCACCATAGGATGGCACTAACTTATGTGACAGCTTGCAAGATGCCTTCACCAACCGGTAGGTAGGCAGAATAATGGATCTGCGAATCTACTTTTGTAAAGAGGCCTGCGTGCCTTCTAAGCAAAGTCTTAGGTGCGATGCTGCGTCACGCACGATGGACTGCTTTGTAACTTTAGTCCAGAGCATCTTGTGCTTTACTGGTATTATTGGTGACGATGGGGCCCAGAGTGCACCCGGCCACGATACTCAGGCAAGCCAAGTCCTCTATATAAGGACATATTGTATGCTCTTACAGGCATCGACCCCCCAAAGTCTTATGCCTATTTGAGCTTTCAGGCTTGATAAGTAAGAAAACCAATTTCCGCTACTCTGTTATTCCCGGATTTCTAGTAGTTGCAAGTGAGACGAACGATCTTCGGAGGAAACGATCCGCCGATAG